AGAATTTGCGTCATATTTGATGCCAGCATGGTTCTTGGGTCGAAATCCTAAGTTGAAGATCATTCAGGCGACGCACAATACGGAGTTGGCGGTACGATTTGGTCGTAAGGTCAGGGATTTGATCGACGATCCACAATATAAAGACATCTTTCCTGATACCAATCTGAAAGAAGACAACAAAGGTGCAGGAAAATGGCAAACGGACAAGGGTGGTGAGTACTTCGCGGCTGGCGTAGGGGCTGCGGTTACTGGTCGGGGTGCGGATTTGTTTATTATTGACGATCCGCACTCGGAACAGGACGCGATGAGCGAGAGTGCGTTTGACAATGCGTACGAATGGTACACTTCTGGCCCTCGACAACGTCTCCAACCAGGTGGTGCGATCATCTTGGTGATGACGAGATGGGGTAAAAAGGACTTGACAGGCCGTTTGATACAGGCGCAGGGCGGTGATTCGATGGCAGATCAGTGGGAAGTGGTGGAATTTCCAGCGATTTTGCCGTCAGACAACCCATTGTGGCCTGAATTTTGGGAAAAAGACGCATTGTTGTCGATTAAGGCGTCACTTCCTGTAGGAAAATGGAATGCACAGTGGCAACAGACGCCGACAGCGTCGGAAGCAGCTATAATCAAGCGGGAATGGTGGCAAGATTGGGACAAGGAGAAGATTCCTAACCTCGATTACATCATTCAGGCGTATGATACGGCGTTTTCCAAGAAGGAAACAGCGGACTACAGTGCGATTACGACGTGGGGGATCTTCAAACCAGAAGAAGGTGGGGCGGATCACGCGATTCTGCTGGATGCACGGCGGGGGCGGTGGAATTTTCCTGAATTGAAGGAGATTGCCCATGAAGAACACGAGTATTGGGAGCCGGATATGGTGATTGTGGAGGCAAAAGCGACGGGTACACCGTTGATTGACGAGCTTCGATTGCGTGGTATTCCAGCTTTAGGGTTCTCACCGGGCAAAGGAAATGATAAGATAAGTAGAATGCACATGGTTGCGCCATTGTTTGAAGCTGGTATGATATGGGCACCGATGCATGAGAAGTTTGCTGATGAAGTGGTCGAAGAAGTAGTTTCATTTCCTAATGGCGATCATGACGACTTTTGTGATAGCATGACATTAGCACTGATGCGTTTTCGTAGAGGTGGATTCATTTACCTCAACGGAGAAAACGAAGACGATTTAGAATGGAGGCCCCGTAAAAGGGTGTATTATTGATGGCATTACCACCTAACATGGTCACACCAGGTTTAGATCTGGACGACACAGAAGGACTACCAGACGTAGAAATTCCTATCAACGCACCAGAAGAATTTGAAGGTGGTGCGGAAGTCATAGACGACGGAATGGGTGGAGCCATTGTTCAAGCTCTGATGATGGCAGATGAAATGGCACAGGAAGAGTTGATTCCGTTTGATGCCAATCTTGCAGAGTTTCTGGACGACGCGATCCTTGGATCGTTGTCCTCGGATTTGAGGGGATCTTATAAGGATGATCTCGATTCAAGGTCTGAGTGGGAAGACACATACGTCAACGGTCTTGACCTATTAGGTGTAAAGACAGAGGATAGAACAACGCCGTTTGAAGGGGCAAGCGGCATTACCCACCCGATGGTAAGTGAGAGCGTTACACAGTTCCAAGCACAGGCATATAAGGAACTGCTCCCGTCGGGTGGGCCAGTTAGAACCAACATCGTGGGATTGAAGGACCAGGCCCGTGAGGAACAGGCTACTCGTGTCAAGGATTTTATGAACTTCCAGATCACGGAAGTTATGGAAGAATACGATCCGGACATGGATCAGATGTTGTTTTACTTACCGCTATCGGGGTCGACGTTTAAGAAAGTATACTTTGATCCTACAAAACAGAGGGCAGTATCGAAGTTTATTCCAGCGCAGGATCTGGTTGTGCCGTATTCGGCCACGGATCTGGCGACGGCAACGAGGGTTACGCACGTCCTACGCATGGACGAGAACGAAGTTAAGAAGATGCAGTATGCGGGGATGTACCGCGATATTGATCTAAAAACATCGGAAGAAGTGGAAGACAGTGCTGTAAAACAAAAGGTCAACGAACTGGAGGGACTGTCGAAGAACTACAGTGACGATGTGTTGACGATCTTGGAGATCCATGCAGATCTGGACATAGAAGGGTTTGAAGACAAAGATCCAACAACGGGTGAGGCTACAGGCATAAAGCTTCCTTACATTGTTACGATTGACGAGAACTCCAACCAGATCCTGTCTATTCGCAGAAACTACGGCATGGATGATCCTCTCAAGAAAAAAGTTCAGTACTTTGTGCACTACAAGTTCATGCCAGGTTTGGGCTTTTATGGGTTTGGTTTGATTCACATGATCGGTGGATTAGGTCGGGCGGCTACCAGTTTATTGCGTCAGTTGATCGACGCAGGAACTTTGGCTAACCTTCCCGCTGGTTTTAAGGCTCGTGGAGTGCGGGTACGCAACGATGATGAGCCATTACAGCCAGGAGAGTGGAGGGACATTGACGCTCCAGGAGGGAGCATCAGAGACGCTATTATACCTCTACCATATAAGGAACCATCGGGCACATTGGCAGCTATGCTAGGAGGACTGGTACAGGACGGTCGTCGTTTCGTAGCTTTGGCTGACCAACAGATTGGGGACATGAGTAACGAGATGCCAGTGGGCACAACCGTTGCTGTAATTGAGCGTGGCATGAAAGTTATGTCTGCGATTCACAAACGTCTGCACTACGCACAGAAAACGGAGTTTCGTTTACTGGCGCGTATCTTCGCTGAAAACCTTCCTCCCATGTACCCGTACGCGGTCGCGGGTGCACCATCACAGGTTAAGGCGCAAGACTTCGATGGCCGGGTCGACGTCCTCCCAGTCAGCGATCCGAACATCTTCTCGATGGCGCAGCGGGTGACTTTAGCTCAAACGCAATTGCAGTTGGCGCAGTCTAACCCCCAGATGCACAACTTACATGCAGCCTACAGAAGAATGTACCAAGCATTGGAGGTGCAGAATATAGACGAGATATTGCCACCTATGCCGAAACCACAGCCACAAGATCCAGCATCGGAGAATGCGGCCATGATCGGTGGTAAAACACCACAGGCATATCCACAGCAAGATCACGATGCACACATTGCAGCGCACATATCGTTGTTAGCGTTGAGTATATTACAGCAGACTCCACAGGTATTGGCGGCGTTGTTTAGTCATGTGCTACAACACGTTAACATGAAGGCTCGTACGATTGTGCAGGGCGAGATTCAACAACAACAGGCACAACAAGCGGCGTTAGTGCAGGTTGGAGCACAGCCGCCTATGATGCAACCTATGGCACCAGACATGGTTGAGGCTCGTGTGGCGCAGGTAGAAACCCAGTTACTACAAGAGGTTATGCCCCTGCTCACGTACAAAGGACAGGACGGACAGGAACAAGATCCGCTCGTCAATATCCGTATGCAGGAGTTGGCTATCAAACAGATGGAAAGCCAGCAGAAAGCATCGCTCGATCAAGCCAAGCTTGACCTAGAGCAGATGAAAATGGAGCAACAAGCTACAACAGATTCAGCTAGACTGGAGCTTCAGGAAGAGATTGCAGAAAATCGTAATGAAGTAAATCGTGAGCGTATCGATGTGCAACGTGAAGCCATGGCTCGTAGAGGATATAGATAGATGTCTGACAAACTACCAAAGGTAAGTATTGCTGTAGTCGGGGTTGTGATAGCCCAGATCGGTGGATTCATCTGGTGGACTGCACAGCAAGCTAGTACAATACAGAATCTTGAAGAGACTGTGAACGTTTTGACTGTTGAGAATAATGCTACGGATAGGACAAACTTGATCCGCGATGTTGAAGAAAACAAAGAACGCATTGACGAAATTATCGATTACATTGTCGAAGTCGAAGAAGATGGCGGCGAAACGATTGACGAAATCTATGAGGAGTTTGAGGACGTTTACGAAACGCAAGAAGGGTTTATTTTACAATTCAATCAAATCGTTAAACTGCAAGCTAGGGTCAAGACTTTAGAAAACACATTAGAATTTTTGGCAAGACGCCCAACAATGTCTGATGGCAGGTAGCAATGGACCCCATTACAATTCTTGCAGGACTGAAAACAGGACTGGCAGCGGGGAAAAGCGTTGCGAGTTTATCCAAACAGATCGGACAGTTTTTTGATGCAACCGATAGTGCCAAGAAAAAACTACAACAAAAAGGTGTCAGTGGTAAAAATGTAAACGCCATAGCGATGGAGAGATTTGCCAAATTAAGACAGGCCGCTGAAGCTGAAGAAGAATTAAAAAAATACATATCAGAAACTTTGGGACCGTCACATTGGCAGACGCTATTGAAGATACGCAGAGAAGTATTGCAGGAAAAACGTGAAGCAGAAGCACAAGCCAGAAGGGATGCCATAGCACAACAAGAGCTACTAATTACGATTGTGG